CTCAGTAAGCAGTATCTTACTATTTATAAATATAGCGAAAAAGAAATGCTAGAGGTGCTGAACATTGAGCGCAGCACTTATTATGATAAAAAGAAAGAAGCAATTGAGCTTCTTGGGATTTGTTTATGGGGCTATACAATTCCATCACTGCGTGGCATTTTTTCTGATGTTACAGACGATGTCGAAATACCTAATTTTTTTATAGAACCATTAGCCCCGACTAATACCCGATTTAATAACGACTAAATTCCGACAGAGTTCCTACTGCTTTACGACATACCACGTGTTACACTGACTATGCTGGTGAACTTCGGCATAAAAATATAGCGTTTTTATTCATTTCCCCTAATCTTAGTAGATGAGGGGATTTTTTATGTCATCACCAACTAAAATATTATGCGGCAGAAGTGGCCGGGTCTAACAGCAATGTTGTTCCCGGCTTTTTTCATGCGCATTTTTCAGGAGGTTTCATGAGTATGTCTAAGCTAAGTGTATCACCAAGGGGGCGTTCGCCTCCTTTTTCTGTTTTTTGACCATTCAATCATCAATCAGAAAAAAGGAGGCCACAAAATGGCAAATGAAAAACGCATTCCCAATTATAAAGCGATGTACCCAAATGTAAGTGATGAAGTTATTTCAGTATTGAGACGCAGTGAAAGAAAACAGCAGTACCATGAGTATGATTTAAAATCCGAGAAATTTGTGGTGGACCAGGAGAAGCAAAAGGTCATATTCATTCCAAGTCGAGAAGATTCACTGGAAAGACTTGTCGATGCAGATGTCCAATTTGAAGATGAAAATGTAAGTGTTGAAGAAGAAGCGATCCAGAACATCATGATTCAGAAGCTGAGAGAAAGCCTAACGCTTTTAAACGCAGCTGATCTTGAGATGATTCTGGCGCTTTTTTTTGAAGGCAAAACAGAGACAGAATATGCTCTAGAAACGGGCATTTTGCAGCAAACCATAAACTATCGCAAACAGGTAGTGCTCAAAAAACTAAAAAAACTTTTAGAAAATCAAAAATAATTTTTGTAGAACCCCTCGCTTAACGTGGAAGTTAGTGAGGGGATTTCTACATCCACTCAAGTGTACCTTGAAAACTTCATAAAAGTTTCATAAATACGTTAGCTGATGAGCCCTGAAAAGGAAAAGCGACACGGATAGATGCGCGAAGACCACCTGTAAGGTCAAACAGATCCATAAAGATGGATTTTTTCTCTTGGGAAAACTTTTTCTGTTTGAGTTTATCAACGCGGCCAACATTTTAAGGTGCGAGCGGGTCCTACTGATCCTAAAGCAGAGCTAGGGCGTGAATATGCCAGATGGTTCGTCTGTTTTGCCACAACTTCATCAGCCTATAATGATACTTCTGCCCAGCCACAGACATCGCAATGGGGGTAGCCTGCGGAGATCCCGGAGGAGGTGAGAGTCCTATGATGAGGTAAACTAGCCTCAGTTTATGAAATGAGAAACTATGTATCATTGTGTGCGGAGGATATCCGTGCAGGATTAATAATTAACTGGCTTAATGTCAGAAATCATGGGGACTAAGCGCATTATAGTAGTCCCCATTCTTGTGATATTAAGAAGCAAAAGAAAGGGGAGTAATATGGATAATGGAAAAACAATAGATACAGGTAAATCCTTGTTCGGCATGGATAAGGCACAATCTGAGTCTGAAGTGAAATATAAAATGTCTCAAAAGATGCTTAAAATACTGCTTAGAAAAGGCATTATTACAGAAGATGAGTTTAAAGTAATCGATGGTTTAAATCGCGACTCCTTCTCCCCGATGCTATCGAAAGTATATGTGTAAAAACACTTGCTTTGTCCTAGTATTTAGAGTAATGTGTGTTGCTAACAAGGGGATTAATCCCGGAAAGGAGGAAAACGCATATGACGAAAAAAGTTAAGAAAATTGAAGCCGTAAGACAGAGCGTTATCAAGGAACTCAGGCCTAAAAAACGTGTTTGCGCTTATTGTAGAGTCAGTACGGATTCCACCAAGCAACACACTTCTTATGTTGCCCAAGTCGAATATTATGAGAAATACATTACCAAAAGAGAAGACTGGGAATTTGCAGGAATCTTTGCTGATGAGGCTAAGAGTGGTACAAAGTTAAAAAGCCGTGATGAGTTTTTGAGAATGATGAAGGCTTGTGAAAGTGGACAAATTGATGTTATCATCACCAAATCTATTACGCGGTTTGCACGCAATACCATCGATAGCATTGAAGCCATTAGAAGGCTCAAAGAACTAGGCGTAACAGTTTATTTTGAAAAAGAAAATATCAATACACTTTCGGAACAAAGTGAACAGATGCTCACGATCCTCAGCTCACTGGCGCAAGGTGAATCAGAAAGCATTTCTACCAATACCAGATGGGCAGTGCAAAAAAGATTTAGGGACGGAACCTATATCCCAGGCTGTGTTGCTTATGGCTATACCAAAGATGATTCAGGAGAAATCATTGTTAATCCTGAAGAGTCAATGGTCGTTCGAAGAATTTACAATGACTATTTAAACGGAAAAGGTGCTTATACTATAGCGAAGACTTTAACATCTGAAGGTGTACCTACTGTAAGAAATGCTAAGTCATGGAGTGATGATGTGGTCAATGAAATCTTACAAAACCCCATCTACACAGGAGATTTAGTCCTTCAGAAAACATACACAACAGAGGTTCTACCATTTAAACGAAAGCACAATAGGGGTGAGATGCCAATGTTTAAGGTGACTGACAATCATCAAGCACTCATCACTAGAAAAGAAGCTGAGCTTGTCCAGGATATTTTTGAGTACCGAAGAAAACTCATGAAAATAGATGACAGCGGCAAATATTCAAATCGCTATGAGCTAAGCAGCAAAATTATATGTGAATCTTGTGGAGGTACATTTAGAAGGCAAAAAATCTATATTGGAAAGCCCTACGAGAATGTTCAGTGGTCTTGCTACAACCATATAAAAGACAGCACCAAATGCAAAATGAAGCCTATAAGGGAAGATGTAATCAAAGAGACGTATCTTACAATGTGGAATAAGCTTGTCAGTAATTATACTCACATTTTGATGCCGCTACTTGAGTCACTAAAAAGCTTAAGGGCATCTGAATCTCATCAAGATGACATTCATGCCTTAAATGAAAAATTAATGGAAATATCAGAGCAGAGTCATATCCTAAGCCGTGTTGTGCAAAAGGGATATATGGACTCTGCTCTTTTTATTGAAAAGCAAAACGCGCTGAATGTTGAGCTAGAAGAAACTAAAAAGAAGCGCAACTCCCTACTGGAGGCCAGCGGATATGAGAGCGAGATTGCGGGCACCGAAAGGTTACTTGAGATCATAAAGTATAATCCAGAAATTATGGATGCATATGATGCAGATTTATTGTCAAATACGGTGGATAAAGTCATTATTAGAGCGCAAAAGGAGATCACGTATAAACTCATTAATGGCTTAGAACTGACAGAAAACTTAGGCAAAGGTGGTGAAAGCTAACATGCAGCATCATACCCCCATAGGTTACAAGATGATAAAAGGGATTATTGAAATTGATGAGCGTCAATCCAAAATTGTTCAGCAGATTTTTAAGGAGTATTTGTCAGGTAAATCAATGCAAGCAATAGCAGGACTTCTGACAAAAGAAGGGGCTTTAAATACGAAAAACAAGCCAAGTTGGACCCATAGCTCAATAGGAAAAATCCTTAAGAATGTAAAGTATCAAGGCAATGATTATTATCCAGCCCTAGTTACCAAAGAAGCCTTTGAAAACGCACAAATTAAACGCTCTAAAATCGAAATGAAGCTCGGCCGCACAAAACAAGCAAATGCCATGCGAAATCAAAGTGTTTTTTCAAGTATGGTCAAATGTGGAGAATGTGGGCAGCCCTATAGAAAATATGTAGAGCATGTTGGAAAGGCCCATGAGAAAGAACGGTGGCGGTGTAAGCATTACATTTTACGTAATCAAGTATCTTGTAAAAATCATTCCTTAATGGAGCAAGATATAGAGACTATTTTTATAAAAGTGACCAATCAATTGTTAAGAGAAAAATGGCGAATCAGCAAGATAAACCCACAAGAACCGCCTAAAATATCGAACGAATTACGAAACATAGAAGTTAAAATTAAAGACTTAGAATCAAACGGTTCTTTTTCGGACCCAGAGCTCTCGAAGTTAATTTTTAAGAGGGCAGAGCTATATTACCAAAGCGCTAAGGTTTACGATCAACCTTCTAAAACGGAAAGATTGAAAGCCTATCTAAAAGGCGTTAGTCAGATCAATCAATTTGACAACGAGTTATTTGTAAATATTACAGATAAGATTACCGTTTATAAAGATAACGCCTTAGAAGTACAGTTTATAAATGGAGCCATTATTAAACTCGAATTAAAAGAACTTGGAAAGGATGATGCAGATGGCAATTGCAAAAAAGACGGTGGCGATCATACCACCTCAGATAAAGTATGACCGCCATGTAAGGGTGGAGCAAAAGACACTAAGAGTGGCTGCTTACTGCAGGGTAAGTACACTCTTGGAACAACAGGAAGGCAGCTACGAAGCACAGGTGGATTATTATACAGAGAAAATCAACAGCAACCCTAACTGGAAGTGTGCAGGTATTTATGCTGACGATGGCAAAAGTGCAACTCAGACAAAGAAACGTGAAGATTTTAATGCCATGATTGAGGCCTGTATGAACGGCAAAGTGGATTTGGTATTAACCAAATCGGTTAGTAGATTTGCTAGAAATACGGTAGATGCACTGCAGTGCATACGCAAGCTTAAAGAAAAAAACATCCCCGTCATCTTTGAAAAAGAAGGCGTGAACACCATGGAAAGCGGTGGTGAACTGCTAATCACTATTCTAAGCAGTCAGGCTCAAGAGGAGAGCCGCAACATTAGTGAGAATACGAGATGGGGGTTAACCCGAAGGTTTGAAAATGGCATTATCTCAGTCAATCATAAGAAGTTTTTAGGGTACACCAAAGATGAAGAAGGCAATCTTGTGATTGTCCCTGATGAAGCAGTCATTGTTAAGCGGATTTTCAGAGAATACCTAGAAGGTAAGAGCATCGTCCAGATTGGAAAAGGTCTTGAAGCAGATGGCATAAAAACTGTAACGGGCCTTGAACACTGGCACCCTGGCACCATTGACAAAATGCTCTCAAATGAGAAATTCTGCGGTGACGCCTGTATGCAAAAGACCTTTACCATTGATTTTTTAACGAAGAAAAAAGTAAAAAACCAAGGGTATGCGCCGCAGTACTACATTGAAGACAACCATGAAGCGATTATCCCAAAAGATTTATTTAATCAAGTGCAGGTAGAGAAAGCAAGAAGGGCTAGTCTCAACAAAGCAGCAGTAACCCGAAAAACCAATAAAGCAAAAAAAGAAAAGAGTAAGTATAGCTCAAAGTATGTTCTTACAGAGCTGCTCACTTGTGCAGAATGTGGTCATGCATACAGAAGGCAGACTTGGTCCAAATACGGTCAAAAGTCTGCAGTATGGCGATGCGAGGACCGTCTTAAACAAGGCACCAGTTCAAATTGTAAGCACTCCCCAACACTAAAAGAAGAGCAATTACACGATGCCATTATGAAAACCATTAATAAAGTGTTAGAAAACAATGGTGACTTTATAGGGGCCTTTAGAGAAAATGTAATTAGAGTCATAGGAAACTACAGCACCCAAGGGATTACAACAGATTACGATGAGCAGATTGAAGCGCTTCAAAAGGAGATGCTGGCACTTATCGAACTAAACGCCAAACAAGGCGCTGTGGGTGAAGACTTTGATGATGCCTACAAAGCACTATCAGAACGTATTAATGGCCTTAAAAAAGCAAAATTGGACCACATAAATGCACAAAAAAGAGCAGAGAACTACGCTGAAAGAGTCGATGCTCTAGATCAAGCAATGGCCACTGTTAATCCTGAAGTAAGGGAATTTGATCAAGAACTGGTCAAGAGGTTAATTTACAGCATCAAAGTCCAAAAGGGATTAAAGCTCACCATACAGTTTCACTCGGGAATAGTCATGACTGAGGAAGTGGATTATTACGAGGATTAAACCTCAAAAATATGATTTAAGAAGCCGTGGCTGAATGCAGCTGCGGTTTTTTTTAGCGGTTAGGTAACAAGATTATGTCATTGAATGCTTTGAAAGAATGGAGAGTCGAGGATGAATAGAGATAAATTATACGAAATAATGGATCAAGGCAACCTTGGTTACGCATGCGTTTATAAGAGTGGTAATGATGGACATCGTACCGATTATATGTTTAGTATGACTGCAGACAATATTGCAAATTTTATCGGCAAAAACGCTTTTGAGGCAGATCGAATCATTTTGACGGATCTGTGTGATCAATTGATATGTGAGTCGATTTATGGTGGGATATTGTTGAATTGTCCGGATCAGAATTTATGTAGAGAGATCAACTCATTTTTGGTGCCTATTCAGATTGGCGAAGCAGAGCCGAAAGAATTTGCTGTCGCTACGAGAGATGCAATGGAAGAGCTTTGGCATGAAGAAGAGATGGAAGTAATGAGGGCGGAGATCAGGATGCTGTAGCTATTATTTTAACAATATTCTGGTTTTTCGCCTTGTTAAATACTTCTCAGAACGGTACAATAGAGATAACAACATTGTTTATATTGTTATTTACTTTGAGAGGTAATTAAATGCCAACAGTTAACGAGTTATTAGAAATTGCAATAAACGAGTTAAAAAATCTACGCTCGAATGAAATATTCTTGCTCAGAGATTTATTTAAAGGATATGAATGGAACAGATTCTCTAGAAGTGATAGATTACTCCTTGGCACCTTATTTCTCAATTATATTAAGTCTAATGATGTAGGAATTGCTCCAATTGAAAAGACATCATCAGGGCAACAAAGATATAGGGCAGATTGACTAGGTAAGAGGTGAATGTGTTATGAGAATTGTTCCATTAAACGTTGATAAAAATCCAAAAGATATTAACCGTATTTTCGATTCAACGATAGATCCCCTTGTTCGTTTAAGGACAGTTGAAGCTGGTGAGTTTGAAAATATTGCATGTGAGTGGGCTGTAGGATATTTAAACCAATTTGAAAATTATAAGAATGTTGCACAAATTGGTGGTTCAAAAGATTCAGGAAGAGATATTGTTGCGTATATTGATGATTCTATGCAAATATTTGATATTTTTCAATGCAAAAAATATAAAGATCCTTTGACACCATCTGTTTACTTGTCTGAGTTTGGTAAACTATGTTATTACACATTTAGTGGCAAGTATAATGCACCCAGGAGGTATTATATTGTTGCAAGTAATGGTATTGGACAAGAATTAAGAGAATTGATTGAGCATCCCCAAAGAATAAATAAGTTATTAATTGATAGTTGGGACAAGTATTGTAAACCAAAGAAGAAAATTGTTTCTGAGGGGCTCCCATTAAGTGATGATTTGAAAGCATATATCTCAAATTTTGATTTTAGTATAGTTTCTGAGATATCACCCCCTACTTTGTTAGAACAGTTTTCTAAAACAATTTGGTACAAATATCACTTTGGTGGTGGAATTAAAAAACGCCCTCGAGTTGAAAAACCAATAGACGTACTTGATGATGAAGAATTACGTATGGAGTATGTAAATCAGTTAATGAAAGTCTATGAGAAACATGAAAATACTGTTATTAAAGATGTTGAGAGTTTGAAGTCAATAAGAAAGTTATATAGTCACTTTAAGAGACAACGAGAGTGTTTTCATAATGCTCGAGCCCTTGAACGTTTTACTAGAGATGAATTAATAAATGATGATATTTATGATGATTTAAAAAACCAAGTATTTCATGGAGTAGCTACTACTTGTGATTCTGATTTTGATGATGACCTGAAAAGAGTAGATGAAACGGTTGCAAGAGCTCAAGTTCTTGTAATTAAAACATCGGAATTGGATGACATAACCACTTTGGAGAAAAGTGGGATTTGTCATGATCTAGTTAATGATGGGGAGATGAGTTGGATATATGATGAAAAAGAAGATTAAAATATTTAACTCGCCTGAAGAAGTAGGTGTTCGAATTCTATTTATACTAGATGTTTGTGGGAATAGGATGAGTTCTCAGAGAATTATGTATTACGATTATTTTGCTCTGCACTTAAATGACATTGACGATAATTATGATAGCTTACATCCGGATAACCCCAATCATTCATCAGAAATAGCGGTAAGAAGAGAGAAAATTAACCAAGGTTTGAAT